ACCTCGGGTCCAAACACGCCGGTTCCCCCGCCCGCCTCGCCGCGACGGTAACCCCGACCCCGGCCGGGGCGAAGAACGCGTCAGGTTCCGCCACCGCATCAGCCACAGCCGCCACCGTCCCGACCACCGCCAAGAACGCTACCGGCGCCTCCCGATCGGTCACGTCCGGGGCGCTGACCGTGTCCGGGCGGCCCCTCCGGATCGGCAAGAGCACCGTCACCGCGACGGGCCGCACAACCACTACCGGGTTCAAGCGATCAGCCGGCGCGGGCAGCATCACCGGTTCACCGCAGATGGTCGTCACATCCCCGCCGTGGCGTGCCCTCGTCGTCACCTACGACGACCCGCTGCTGAAGTGGACGTTCACCCTGCTACCTGCCCGCTGGGGTGCTGGTGACCCGCAAACGAAGTGGCTCACGCACCTGATCCCCGCCCGCTGGCGGACCGGTGATCCGGGAACACGGTGGAAGGAGGGCCGCTAGGTGGCGCCCGTCCTCACCATCTCCAGCCTGTCCACTGAGTACGTGCAGGTCCCCGTCTCCGCGACCGTCAACGGTGTCGCGATCAACCCGACCTCGGACCCCGTCCAGTTCGCGTTCATGGCCGCCGGCAATCCGGGCCTCACGGACTGGCATACCGGGTCCTGGTCCACCGTCGCCCCAACCACGTACCTCGCCCAATGCCTCGTCGGCCCCGGCAACGGGGGAGTACCGCTCCTGGCTGGATCCACGTATGCGATCTGGGTGAAAGTCACCGACTCACCTGAGGTGCCCGTCCGGCAGGTCGGCCTACTCAAAATCACGTGAAGTGATGACCGTGATTCCCGTCATTGATCTCCTACTTCTTCTCGCGGCCGGGATTTTCTTCGCCCTTGCGGTGTTCAACGTGCCCTCGCGTGTCAATCTGCTTGCCCTCGCATGGGCCTGCTGGGTCACCGTCCTGATCATCGCCGCCGCACAGCACCTCTACTGAAAGGCGTCCCATGGCCCGGTCTCGCCCCGGCGAAGGCGACTGCTCGCGAGGCGCCGTCGTCTCCTCGGCCGAACTCCCTGACGGCTACATCCCGCCGTCCGCCTCCATGAACCCGGATGCCTCCGTCGCTGACGATTCGCAGCCGAACCCCTGATCTCCCGGCCTGCTTCCCTGGGAGTGGGCGAGCAGGCCGGGTCAGCCCACTCCAAACCAGGAAGGCCACACCATGTCCTGTGCTGAAGAGATCGCCCGCGCCTTCATGACGAATACGAGCGACTGGCCGCCGACTCGGCCGCTTGGGCGAACACGAACCCCGTGCTGTGGGATGCCGCGCAGGAGCAGATCAAGACAATGATGATCACGGTCGCGCAGTCCCTACTTGATCAGGGGATTGTCACCTGATGATGCACTGCCACGTGTGCGGCGAGGACGTCCCACTCGGCGAGGTCTTCAACCACGTGCGCCTAGTCCACCCGGACGCCTGCCCGACAGTGCAGCCAGTAGAGATCCACATGCACATGCAGCAGCCGATGGAGCTCGACGCACGAGAGATCTCCAGAGTGATCCAGCGGAACCTAGGGCGCGGGCGCTGACCCATGGCCAGCACCAGCGAACGCGGCTACGGGGGTTGCACGGGAGACGATCAACAACATCCGCAACGGTTGGGGATGGCGGCATGTCACAGGCCACCAGCGGAAAGCGCAAGCCGACCGATAGTACGGCTGCCAGGGGCTACGGATACAGCCACCAAGCGCTACGCCGCGCACTCCTACCCACCGCATACGGCCAGCCCTGCCCACGCTGCGGACACCCGATGCTCGAAGGCGAAGACCTCGACCTCGGCCACAACGACGACCGCACCGGCTACAACGGCATGGAACACGCCCACTGCAACAGAGGAGCAGGGGCACGCAAAGCCAACCGCAGGCGCGGCCGACGACGCATCACACCACCGTTCAAGAGCCGATGGTGACCGAACATCACGTGCCTCATGCAATGACGCATCACATAGAGCAACGGCAAGGCCCAAGCAGCTCACCTGCAGTAATCATTGCAGGTAGGGGGGCCGGGTCAAAAGTTCGATCATGAAACGCTCATGACCCCGCGGTCAACATTTTTTTCTCCCCCCGCCATGGCCCGTGCCCCTGCCCGGACTGGAGGTACCCATGCCGCCTCGCAAGCTGAAGCCGGTTCCGGAGCAGACGCGGGAGCGTGCCCCGGACCTCCGTGACGCGGTGAAGGCTGCGGTCGAGGCGATGGATTGGCTGCAGGACAGCGATGGGGCGATGAAGACGCTCGCGCTGCGGCAGGCCGAGGAGATCGAGAAGGCCATCACGCGGGCTGAGGAGCTCGACGACCTCAAGACGGCTTTCGCGGGCGACGCGAGCATGTTCAAGCGTCTCCAAAAGCTTGAGGCGATGTGTGATGTGACGAAGACGGTCGGCTGGCTGGGTCCGCAACTGCAGGGTGTGCTGCGGGATCTGGGTGGCGCCCCGGCGGCTCGTGCGGCGATGAAGCAGGACAAGCCCGTTGGAGGTCGTCTTGCTCAGCTACGCGCCGGCGCCTCTGATTCTCGGGTCGACTAAGCCGCGGATCTTCACTTCGCCGCTTGTCACTGGCCGGCCGGGCCCGTGCGGCTGTGGCTGTGCACTGACGTCGGATACTTCGCTGGGGTTCTCGGCGGTCGACTTCGCCCACGATGTGATCAAGATGGAGTTGTTGCCGTGGCAGCGATGGCTGCTGATCCACGCACTGGAGCTACTCCCCGATGGGCGGTTCCGGTTCCGCACGGTGATCGTGCTGGTCGCGCGGCAAAACGGCAAGACGAGCGTCGTCGAGATCAAGAACCTGTGGAAGATGTTCATCCTGCAGGTGTCGTTGGTGATCGGCACTGCGCAGAACCTCGACATCTCCGAGGAGTCCTGGGACAAGGCCGTCGAGATCGTGGAGTCCATCCCGGATCTGAAGGCTGAAGTCGCGCACATCGACAAGACGAACGGCAAGAAGGCACTGAAGCTGATCGGCGGGCCCCGCTGGAAGATCGCGGCGGCGTCCCGCAAGGGCGGCCGTGGCCTGTCCGGCGATGACGTCAACCTTGACGAGTTGCGGGAGCACCAGAACTGGGATTCGTGGTCCGCGGTGTCGAAGACGACGATGGCCAAACGGAATCCGCAGGTGTGGGCGTTCAGCAACGCCGGCGATGACCGATCGGTCGTGTTGAACAGTCTCCAGGAGCAGGGCCGGGAGGCTGCCGAGCATCCAGAGACCGCGGATCTGACCCTGGGTCTATTCGAGTGGTCGGCACCGGATGACGTGAAGTGCACGTGCGGCCGACCGGACAACCGGCATACCGAGCACTGCCGGCTGCAAGACCGTGCGGCATGGGCGATGGCGAACCCGAGCCTGGGCTACACGGTGACCGAACAGGGGCTTGCGTCGGCGTTGACCACGGACCCGGAGACGGTTTTCCGCACCGAGTGTCTCTGTCAGCGGGTCCCGGACATGCGGCCAGATTGGGCGATCATCGGTGAGGACGCGTGGATGCGTCTTGCCGCCGACCCACCCGATCAGACGGTTCTCGCGCCGGTGGCGGTCTCTGTGGACGTCACCCCGGAGCGTTCTCACGCGAGTATCGGGGTGGCCGGCCGCGCCGGCGGGCTGCTGCATGTGGAACTCGCCGACTACCGGCGCGGTACGGGCTGGGTGGTTCCTCGCCTCGTCGAGCTGGTTGAAACGTGGCAGCCGTGCGCGGTGGTCGTGGCGAAGAACAGCCCGGCCGGGTCGCTGATCGCCGATATGGAGGCCGCGGGCCTCGAGGTGACTACCCCGTCGACTGGTGATGAGGCGCAGGCGTGCGGGGCGATCATCGACGCGGCCGTACCGAACGAGGGCGAGCCGACGCTGCGGCATCCGGATCAGGAGCCGCTGAACGCTGCTGTACGAGGCGCGGTTAAAGCGCATCTCGGTGACGGGGCGTGGCGTCTGTCGCGGCGCAACTCGACTGTGGACATTTCACCGCTGGTGGCCGTCACGCTCGCAGCGTGGGGGCATGCGACTAAGTCATGGCAGGCCGATGGCCTGCCGCCGAATCTGTGGTGAGGAGGACCCTGTGAAATCGATCCTTCTCAAGGTCGCAGCGTTCGGGCGTCGCATGAAGGCGCGGGCGCGTCGCATGAGGGCGTGGGTGGGTCGTGTCCGCCTGGAGTTGGCTGAGGCCGCGTTCATCCTCGTCTTCCTCGCGGGTGTCGCGATGGTGTACGTCCCGGCTGCGCTGATGATCGGCGGCGCCCTCGGGGTGCTCGTGGTCGAGCGGGCATCGGTGCGGGGCGGCGTGCGACAGAAGACGGATCAGGCGGGGTCGCAGGCCGGCCTGCGGAGTGTCGCGTGAGTCTGTTCAGGCTGTTCGAGCAGCGCAGTGTTGAGAACCCGCAGACGCCGTTGACGTCCAACTCGCTACTCAACATGTTCGGCGAGTCGCCGACGGACGCCGGCGTGAGTGTCAGCGAGCGTGGGGCGCTGGGAATGGGCGCCGTGTGGCGGTGCGTGGCACTGGTGTCCGGGGTCGCCGCTTCGCTCCCACTGATTCCCTACCAGGTGGGGACGAAGACACCGGCCACGTCGCAGATTCTGGCGAACCCGCACCCTGAGATGACCGCGTATGAGGTGTGGCGGCTGTCTTACGTGCATCGGCTGCTGTGGGGCAACAGCTACCTGCAGAAGGTGTACGACCGGGCGGGCCGGATCCGCGAGTTGTGGCCGATTGAACCGGACCGGGTGCACACGTATCGGTTCCAGCCGTCCGATAACAACCCGGGCGGGAAGGTTTTTCTGGTGCAGACCGGTACCCGGGATCAGCCGGGCCCGGTGGAGGTATTCACATCTCGGGAGATCCTGCACATCCCTGGCATGTCGTATGACGGTGTGGTGGGGGTGTCGCCGATTCGGGCGGCCCGTCAGGGCATCGCACTGGGGCTCGCTGCAGAGAAGTACGGCGCGAGGTTCTTCGGCAGCGGGAACTTGATGGGTGGGGTGCTACAAACCGACTCCCGCCTGACGCCGGAGCAGGCGCAGGCGCTGAAGGAACGCTGGCAGGCGAAAATGTCCGGTGTCGACCACTCCCATGAGATCGCGGTCCTGGATTCCGGCGCGCAGTTCCATTCGCTGACGATGCCGCACGACGACGCCCAGTTCCTCGAGAGCCGCAAATTCCAGGTCCTGGACATCGCAAGGTTCTTCGGCGTCCCGCCGTTCCTGTTGATGGAGACGGAGAAGGCCACGTCGTGGGGGACGGGCCTGGAGCAGCAGGCCCTCGGATGGGTCACCTTCGATTTGCATCCGCAGTGGCTGGCGCCGACCGAGCAGCGCATCACCCGGGAGATCCTGCTCGACCCGAAGGTCGAAGCCCGCTATCGGGTGTCGGAGCTGCTGCGCGGCGATTCGACTGCGCGGGCCGCGTACTTCCGGACGCTGTGGGAGATCGGTGTCCTCAACGACAACGAGATCCGTGACGCCGAGGACCTGCCTCCCTTCGAAGGCGGCGATCAACACGTCCAGCCACTCAACATGGCGCCGATCGGCGCCCAACCGCCCTCTCAACCACAGGCTTCGCAGCCGCAACCGGACGGACAGCCGGGCACCGAAGGAGTCTCACCCAATGGGAAAGCAAATGGCCATGTCGCGTGAGGGTGTCGAGTTCCGGATCGTGACCCGCGCCGATTCGGGCGTGGCGGATGCGGGCGTGGCGGATCAGGGCTTCATCAACGGTGTCGCGGCACTGTTCGATGAGTGGGCGCAGATCGGCCCCAAGAGCTGGGGGTTCCGGGAGCGGATCATGCCGGGCGCGTTCACGAAAACGCTGTCTGAAGCAGACCAGGTGTTCCTGCTGAACCACAACAGCGACTACCCGATCTCGAGGAAGAGCGCGGGGTCGCTGGAGATGCGGGAGACCGACCGTGGCCTGGAGTTCCGTTCGGCCGTGCCCGACACCTCCTATGGCCGTGACCTGGCCGAGAACATCCGCAACGGGAACATCCGCGGCATGAGTTTCGGGTTCACCGTCCCGGAAGGCAAGGACGACTGGGGCACCGCCGATGACGGCACCGAGGAACGCACGATCCGCGAAGTGAGACTGTTCGAGATCTCCGCGGTCACCTTCCCCGCCTACGACGCGACTGAGGTCGCTCTGCGGGATGCGATCACCGCCGCCCGGGAGCACCGCAAAGCGATCGCATCACACTCAACCGCGACCTCCGACGCGTCCTGGGACGGCCCGGCGAACAAAGCGCACCTGAGCAACGACGCCGGTGCGATGACGCTCCGGACCGCTTACGCGTGGGCCGACCCGAACGGCAACCCTGAAACGAAGGCCGACTACAAGTTCATCCACCACTTCGTCGATGACAGCGGAAACGTCGGGGCGGCCTCCACAGTCGCCTGCTCGAGCGGTATCGCTGTCCTGAACGGTGGCCGTACCGGTACGACGATCCCGTCCGATGACCGGCAGGGCGTGTACGCCCACCTTGCCCGGCACCTACGGGACGCGAACATGGAACCCCCGGAGCTGAAGTCCGCCGAGGACCTCGACACCCCCGAGGACGCCCCCGAAGACTCCCCGCGTCAGACGATTTTGACGCGGGAAGCGATCGACAGACTCGCTGAGATGACCGCAAGGGTCCGCGGCCTGTCCTGATCGTGCATCAAGTCCGCCGAGCGTAAGCCGGCCAACCACTTCTGCAAGTCCACCAACCTGACACGCGAGCCGGCCATGCCACTCGCGTGTTTTTCGTGTGGGCGCGGGCGGACGCACTCGTCAACCACAACCAGATCGGAGCTGACGCCATGTCGCGTCTGCAGAGGCTCCTCGACGAGCGCGCCCGCGCCTGGAGCAACCTCCAGGACATCCGGGGCCGTCTCGAGTCCGAGGAGCGGGAACCCAACGAGAACGAGGACACCGCGTTCCGTAACGCGATGGACGATGTCGAGCGGCTCAGCCGGGGCATCGAGGACGAGGAGCGTGCCGCGCGGCTGGACGCCGTGGACCGCACCCAGATCTCTGCGGCCGTCGCGGGCCGTGAGGAGCCTGCGGGCGAGGACCGTTCCGCGGAGGACGCGGAGAAGCGGTATCTCGAGGCGTTCGACGCGTACCTGCGCAGAGGCGTGGGTGCGTTGACGCAGGAGCAGCGCACCATTCTCGACAACCGGGACGAGGCCCGCGCCCAGTCCTCGGGAACGACCACCGCCGGCGGGTACACGGTGCCGCCCGGTTTCCTGGTGCGTATCACGGAGACGCTGAAGGCGTTCGGCGGGATCATGAACATCGCCGAGGTCATCACCACCGACACCGGTCAGCCGCTGCAGTGGCCGACGTTCGACGGCACCGCGCAGGTCGGGCAGATCCTGTCGGAGAACACGGCGGAGACCGCGCTGGACATGACGTTCGGGCAGAAGACCCTGGGCGCCTACACGTACAGTTCGCGGTTCGTTCAGGTGTCGGTGCAGCTGCTGCAGGACACCGCGTTCAACCTCGACAGTTGGGTGCCGCGGCAGCTCGGCATCCGTATCGGCCGGGCGGTCGCCACGCACCTGGCCACCGGGTCGGGTTCCGGCCAGCCGGAGGGCCTGTTCACGAACGCGACC